GTCTCGCACGACTATTTGGCGTGACATGTCTGGTCTTGAGGATAAAGGGTTAGTTGACACCCACCGTACTAAGCGCAACCTGGGTAAGTTCTGGAAGAACAAGTACCAGCTTTTGTCTCCATGTTTCATTTCTGAAACTAAGGGGGTTGACATCGATGTTGAGGGTGTTTTACCATGTCTCACAGATGAAACATCAACAGCTGATATAGATATTACTACTGATACAGCTGATACTACTAAAGTAAAGAATACTACGTATTCTTTAGGGGCTAGGGCCCCGAAAAAGAAGGAGGTTGCTGTGGTTAATCGTTGGAAAGACGATGACGACAACATTGCGGGTTTTGGTTTGTTGGAGGACGAGGTTCAGGCTAAGGCTAAGCCAGTGTCGAAGAGAGACCCGAAGACTCGTCGTCAGCGACCTCAGGAGGAGTGGACTGCTGCGGATGTGGCTTCAGAGTTTTCGGCTAGGGTTTACGACAAGATTCGTGGCATCCCAGGCTTGGTGAACACTAACGCTTTGCGTGGTGCTTTGGCTGCTAACCGTTCACGGTTTGAGATGAACGCCACCTTGGAGATGGAACTGATGGACCGTTTCTTTGGTGACGAGAGAAACCTTGCCTCGATTAAGGGTTCGCCTAAGAAAGCTCACGGCATCTTTTTGAACTTCATCACGATGAACGTTACGAAGGTTGTTGAGGACTTGGAGATGACCTCTGAGGATAAGGACGAGAATTACATTTACGCTTCGGATGGTAAGCGATTTGACAAATCTATGCCTGGTAGGAGAGACTTGGCAGAGTACGAAGAAAAGTTAAGGAGGGCTTAATGAGTTACGACGTTAGTAAGTTGTCACCGAACAAGAAACACTGGTTGTTGCGTGGCGCTAACATCCCCAGCCGTTTTATCGGATTGGAGCCTAAGGACATTGCCGAGCGCACTGGCGGGTTCCCTGAAGACATTGACGTTTGGTTGGAGCGTGCCATTGACGGCGAGATTATCAAGCAGATTGGCGGACTGGGTCGCACCGGTGTTGGCTTGTTGTTTGATGGCGGTCCTGGTTTGGGTAAGACTACTCACGCTGTGACGGCTGCTATGGAGTTTGTCCGTATGCTGCCTGAGGACGACGAGAAGGCACGTGAGGTTTTGCAGATGAAACCTGACGACTACGGCATGAAGTGCCGCCCTATCTATTACATGACTTTCCCAGAGTTTCTGAGCCGCAAGAAGATGATGTTTGATGCGGAGCCTGAGACTAAGAAGTTGATGCAGCTGGAGATGGAAGGGTTCCATGGCCGTTGCAAGGAAGACAGTCTGAATGTTCGTGTCTTGGTCTTAGATGACCTTGGCAAGGAGTATGGTTCAGAGTATGACAACACATCATTTGACGAGGTGCTTCGTTCTCGTTATGATAAAGCACTGCCCACAATTATCACCACTAACGTGAATCGTGATAACTGGAAGAAACAGTATGGCGAGGCTATGGGCAGTTTCGCACACGAAGCATTTACTAGAGTACGTATTATAGGAGAGGACCTGAGGAGAGCATGAGGAAAGAAGTAAAGATGGACATTGCCTGGAGAACAGTACAGCTGTTTATTAGTCTGGACGGAGTTGCAGAAGTCGAAGTTGACGCAGAGAACCACGAAAAAATCCGTTGTTCTTGCAAGAACTTCGTTGCAACCGCAAGGTGCCGCCACAGCAAGTACGTTAAGAACCGCATGAACGATGGCAACGGTCATTACGAAGTCCAGGTCCCTGAAGATGTAGATGACGACGAAGCCATTAATGCAATGGCAGACCCGATTAAGTGGCGCTCGTTTGTAATCAAGCACGGCGAGGTTGAGGTTCTGTAGTGCTCAATGGAGATATTTCTAACGAGACATCTCCACGCATTATTGTGGTGGTGGATGTTGTGGCCGATAGTTATGTTCAGGATAGTCGCAAACTTATGCGTACTACTCAGGAGCGTGTATTTAACGGCCTCAACAACCCAGCACTATCTTACCTTTGGAACATCTCGTCAAAGTTCGGTCTATCAGTTGAGTTGGCTGGTTTTGAGAACGAGCTCTGGACAGAGGAACTTTTGGATAAGATAATGGACAAGTTGGAACGGCGTGGTGGCAACCCCTTCAACTATTCCGAGGTTTACGCTAACATCGATGACTTCATCGGTGAACTGCCTTACAGGAGCAACCTGAGGGGCGTTATAGATTTAAAGGACAGAGTTGCTAGATACGGGTCTATTGGACTTGAGCTAGAGAACTTGTAAGACAACAGAGGGCAAACATGGCATACGATAACGAATACCGCTTAGTCAGTAAGGTGATTGCTGACCGCAACATCGTTCCGGTTCTTGAGCGTGGCATCAAGGACGACTGGATTGTTGACGACGACCTCCGTCGAGTGTGGAAGTTTGTTCGTGAACACTACGGCAACTACCGTGAGGTACCGACAGCGGTCACGGTTGTAGACAACTTCCCCAACTTCAAGGTACTAAAGGTCGAAGATGCTATTGAGTATCTGATTGACACTATGGTGGCTTACCGCCGCCGTCTTCTGACCCGCAATGGTATTGAGCAGGTTATCTCTAAAGTTGAGATGAACGACCACGACGGCGCTCTCAACGAGATGTCAAAGACAGTCACGATTGTTAATGACCAGGGCGTAGTTGGTACCACTCACGTAGATGTTACCGTTGACCCAGACAAGTTCTGGGAACAGTATCAGGATGTTCAGAACAGCAAGTTGCTGGGCGTACCAACAGGGTTTGAGAAAATCGACGAGGCTACCGCAGGACTACAGGGCGGACAGTTAGTTACTGTAATCGCCCCACCGAAGACCGGTAAGTCTCAGATTTGTTTGCAGATGGCGGAGAACGTTCACGCCGCAGGTCTAGTGCCTATGTTCCAGTCGTTTGAGATGAATAACCACGAGCAGACACAGCGTTACTTGTCGTTGAGTTCACACATCTCGAACGCCCGTTTCCGTAGGGGTAAGCTCCAGGCTGCCGAAGAAGACCGTTTGCTGCAGCGCCTAGACGACCTGAAGACAGAGAAACCATTCCACTTGGTTGACGCTGTTAACGGTCTGACTATCGACTCGTTAATGGCTAAGGCCGAGCAGTTGAACCCAGACATCCTGTTCGTCGATGGTGTATACCTGATGCTGGACCAGGTTACTGGTGAGGCCAACACCCCACAGGCGCTTACCAACATCACCCGAGGTCTCAAGCGTGTAGCTCAGAGACTGAACATCCCTATTGTTATTTCTACGCAGACTTTGTTGTGGAAGATGAAGGGCGGCAAAGTATCCGCTGACTCTATCGGTTATTCGTCCTCGTTCTTTCAGGACTCTGACGTAATCCTAGGTTTGGAACCAGTAGAAGAAGACGAGGAAATTCGTTTGCTGAAAGTTGTGCAGGCACGTAACTGCCCACCATCAGAAACTTCCATCACTTGGCGTTGGGACACCGGCTGTTTCCATGACGAGTCTAAGCAGGCCAACTGCAAGTTCTGCAGCCCATTTGGTAGATAATGCGCCAGATTAATGTAGGCGAAGTTCTTGAGTCACTAGGGCTTGAGTACAGCGAACGTTCGGCCGAGGCTAACGCCCTGTGTCCAGCCCACTTCGCTAGAACAGGTAGGGAAGACCACTCCCCTTCCTGGTGGATAAACCTTGAGTCAGGTATGCACATCTGTTTTTCTTGCGGGTACAAGGGAAACATCCTTCACTTAGTTTGCGATGTTCTACAGTTCTACACCAAGACCGCCGAAGGTGTTGTCTACGACTACCGAGCAGCCGAAGAGTGGCTGGCTGGCAAGATTGAGGTCTCACCAGAACGGCTTCTGGAGATTGTTCGTGCTCTTCCAAACTATGTGGAGTCATACCCTAAGCCTGTTCCCATGTCCGAGGCACGCCTAGTGCTATTCACCGAGCCCCCTCAGGAAGCCCTAGACTCCAGAAACATTACGGCAGAGTCAGCCCAGGCTTACGGGGTTTTGTGGGACCCAAAGAAATCCGCTTGGGTTCTTCCACTGCGAGACCCGCACTTTAATGAATTGATGGGTTGGCAGGAGAAGGGTACAGTGCAGCGCACTTTCTTTAACCGCCCCACAGGGCTCCAGAAGTCTAAGACGCTGTTCGGGGTACAGAACCAGCAGGAAGACCTAGTAGTAGTCGTAGAGTCTCCCTTGGACTGCTTGCGGCTGTTCAGCGCCGGTTTTACGAGTGCCGTGGCAATCTGTGGGTCAACTCCTAGTGTGGAGCAGATTAGGCTCCTTCGTTACTCTGACCGCATCATCGCTGCATTTGATACAGATACCGCTGGCAAGAAAGCTTCTAAAGAAATGCTAGAGTTTGCCCGTAAATACGGTTTAAATCTCTCGTATTTCAACTATGGTAGTACTGGTAAGAAAGACCCAGGCGACCTCACCGATGACGAGATTGCGTGGGGAATCCACAATGCAAAGTCGTCAGTACTCGGTGAAAAGGCGTATGTTTAAGGGCACACTAAAACCATACCAAGAAGAAGCAGTAGCAAAGATGGTCTCGATGCAGACCGTGCTTGTAGCGTACGAAATGGGTTTGGGAAAAACTCCTATGACCATCGCTGCTGTAGAAACACTGAGAGACGCAGGGCAAGTTAAGCAAACTGTGCTAGTGCTTTGCCTTTCAAGTTTGAAATACCAATGGCAAAAGGAAGTCACCAAGTTTAGTGACTCCACTGCTTTAGTTATTGACGGAACCCCAAAGCAACGTCAATCACAATACGACATCCATACCGATTACGACTACGTAATCATGAACTACGAACAGGTTGTAAATGACTGGGAAATCATTAAAGCTTTTACGTTTAGTGCAATCATTTGTGATGAAGCTACGGCTATCAAGGGATTCAAGGCTAAACGAGCTAAACGAGTTAAAGAAATTGCAAAAAGAATACCTATCCGATTCGCACTCACAGGAACACCGATAGAGAACGGCAAGCCTGAGGAAATCTTTTCCATCATGCAATTTGTCAACTCCCAAGTGCTGGGAAGGTTCGACATCTTTGACAAAACTTTTATCGTAAGAAACTACTTTGGCGGCGTCCAACGTTACCGGAACTTAGAGTTGCTACACTCAAAGCTCCAACAGTTTTCCGTTAGAAAGTCTCAGAAAGACGAAGATGTTAAGCCTTACTTGCCTGACGCAATCTACCGAGAACCAATACTTGTTAAGTTAGATAGTAAATCCCAAAAGCTCTACAACGTAATTGCTGAAGACCTCAAAACAGTTTTGTCAGAGGCTCGTGATATGTTTGGTTCTTCGTTCAATGTGGCGTCACACTACGGTCAGCAGTACGACCCTGGGGACCCCGCTAACGAACTGCGGGGGCAAATCATGTCAAGAATTGGGGCTATGCGTATGCTGTGCTCGGGGTTTAGCACTCTGGTTGCAAGCGTCGCTAACTTCGATGCCCATAATGGCAAGGGCAGCGCCTACATCCACTCGTTGTCGGACAAGGTCAAGGAGCTCACCAAAGCCCCCAAACGAGACACTTTGATTGACTACCTGAAAGACCACCTAGACATTGACCCCAGTTACAAGGCTGTGGTATTCTCTAGTTATGTCACGTCAGTGTGGGACATTGTTGCTAACCTAGAAAACGCCGGATACATGGCGGTTGGATATACAGGAGAAATGAATGCCAAACAAAAAGAAGAAGCCAAAGTCAACTTTCAAGGAAGACCTGACATCCGTGTTCTTGTTTCTAGTGATGCTGGGGGATATGGCGTGGATTTACCTCAAGCAAATCTTCTCGTCAATTACGACCAACCGTGGTCGTCGGGACTAGCAGTTCAACGAAACGGTAGGATAAACAGGGCATCTAGCACCTGGCCAAGCATCACCATACAGGACATACTAGTTCTTGACTCAATTGAACAACGGCAGTACGATATGTTAAAGCAGAAAAGCAACGTCGCTGGGGCCATCCTTGATGGTACCGGAATTAACGAAAAGGGCGGGGTTGACTTAACTGTTGGAAGTCTAATAGACTTCTTAAGTAAAACTAATTAGGAGGGCCTAATGGCAAAACGCATCGAAGAAGAAATCCGTCCAATTGTCACCCCAGATGACATTGCGGGCCAGGTAAAGGAATATCTTTACGTAAAGAAGAACATCGACCAGATGGAGACTCGCTCAAAGGAGCTTCGTGAAAGACTGTTCTCTCACCTTGATGAAGACGGTTACGAAGACGACAAGGGAAACATCCAGCTTGAACTTGACACAGACGTTGACGGCATTGTTCGCCTAGAGAAGCAGCGTCGTGTTACTCGTAAACTAAACGAGCCGAAGGCTGACGAGATTCTTTCAGAACTCGGATTGAAAGACGAGATTTTTGTCTTGACTCCAGTTCTTGATGAAGACAAGTTGATGGCTGCTTTCTACGAAGGCAAGATTACGGAAGAACAGCTAGACGAAATGTTCCCATCGAGCGTCGTCTGGGCATTAAGGACTTTGAAGAGCTAGAATGACTATTCGTGGCGAAGCTGACATCCTCAAGTCATTTGAGGGGTTAGACCGTGTTCCTGGGTCTAAACAGAAGCGCCGTGAACCTTCTCAGCTTTCAGAAAAACGTAAAAAGAAAGCAATGGGGGAGACTAACGGCTGGGATTCAGACCCAATCGTTAAGTCTGTCAAAGGAGTCGAGACCGAGCTCTTTACCATCAGCGCACTTGCGTTGGCTTTGGAAAAAGAGATTGTGACTATTAGGCTCTGGGAGAAGAAGGGGTACATCCCTAACGCTCCATACCGCTTGCGTTCTAAAAGTTTAAATGGTAAAAAAGTAAATGGTAATCGTGTTTACACACGAGAGCTGATAGAGATTGCTATTGAGGAGTTTGCAAGTCGTAGACTTCTTGGTTCCGCTCGTGTAGAATGGAAAAAGCATGAAGACCTCACAGAGGCGTTAGTTCGTCGCTGGAAGGAAAAAACAGAGAGTCAATAGACCTCCGACAACCGCCGATAAGGCCGATTAGAAAGAAGAAACACCATGGTTAATAACCCAACCATTGATGCTGACCAGTACCTTACTGAAGACAGCGTTGACGCCAAGCCAAAGCATGGCACCACTGTACAGGCTGGATGGGAAGCAGCATCTGCATTCCTAAAGCCAAAGGAAAAGAGCAACGCCTACGCCACGGACTTTAAGTTCTCGGAGCAGGCACAGCTTGTTCGTTTCCTCGATGACGCACCGTTCATGGTTTATGAGCAGCACTGGATTGACCGTGAAGGACGCAAGTCTTTCGTATGTCTCGGTGACGAGTGCCCTCTATGCACCATTGCCGGAGACAAGCCTCGTGCTCGTTTTGCGTTTAACATCCTTGCTTTTGCGGATGGAACCCCTGAAGTACAGATTATGACTGTACCTATTACCATGGCACGCCAGCTACAGGCTGCCAGCGATGACCCTCGTCGTGGACCGCTGACTAAGTACTACTGGTCAGTATCACGTCTAGGCATGGGCCGTGACACTCAGTACACCCTTGAGCGTGTACGTGCCACTGACCTTGCTGAAGAGTGGGAGTTGGATGCGGACGACCTTGACGCTGTTGCGGCCAAGGCTGTGAAGTACGACACCAAAGCAATTTACATCAGCCCTCGTGAAGAGTTGCTTGACGTTGCTCGTGCGCTAGTCGCTTAATCCTTTTCCAAGGGGGCTGGGGTTTTGTGCCTCAGCCCCCTACAATCTTCATTAGGGCAAACATGAACATAATTACAACACCAGAACAGTTAAAAGAGTTCGTAGATTTTTATTCCAAAGTAGATGCGTTCGCATGGGACACTGAGACCATTGGCGAAGACCGTCTATACCCAGTAATCAATGACGTTTGCTGGATTTCATTTGCGACGGATGGTCGCACTGACGTTATCCCTATGGGCCACCCTAATGGTGAACTTGAAGGGTACGATAAGCCACTTCTACTCACCGGTCAGCGCCGTCTAGCTGAGGGCAAGCCTATCCTTGAGTCGCACTACTCAAAGGACGAGCGCAAGTGGACACCTAAGTTTGGTGAGGCTCCTAAGCAGCTGACACCACGTCAGGTATTTGACGCCATCAAACCAATCATGTTTGGCTCAGCCCTAAAGATTGCCCACAACGCCAAGTTTGATTTGAAATCAATCGCTAAGTACTACGGCGGCACTATCCCTGCTAAGCCACACTTTGATACCTTGATGGCGGCGTTTGTCGTAAACAATCTGAACAAGTTTGACCTAGGACTTGCTGCGTGTGTAAAGCGAGAGCTCGGCATCGAGGTTGAGAAGGGCGTAGGAGAAAACGTCGCACTTCACTCGTTTAGTGACGTGGCTAAATACTCAGGCATCGACGCCGAGGTCACCTGGGCACTCTACAAGGCGTTAGAGCCAAAGATTGTGGGCAACCTCAAGAAGGTTTGGAAACTAGAGATGGATGTCCTACCAGCCTTGTGTGACATGGAGCTAACGGGCGCATACATCGACCAGGACGCCCTAGAGATTCTTGCTAAAGAGATTGAGCGTGGCAAGACTGCTGCCGAGGCTAAGTGCTACAAGGCCGCTGGTAAGGCGTTCGCCATTAACTCTGTGCCAGCAAAGCAGACCTTGTTGTTTGTTGGCGAGAACGGAAAGAAACCCCGCATAACCCCTAACCCCAAGTTTAAGAACACACTCACCCCTAAGGGTGCTGAGGCTAAGAAGAACGGTGTCGAACTTACTTCTGCCCACTTCTCTGTGTCCGCTGATGCTCTTGAGTATTACCGTGGTAAGGACGACTTGGTGGATGCAATCCTGGAGTACCAGGACTTGAACAAACTTATGACCACTTATGTAACCCCGTACACGGGTGGGTCTGTTAAGCGCACCACTAACGGTAAAGAGAAGATTACCCAGAAGAAGTCGCTGCTAATCAATGGACGTGTACACACTAACTTTAAAGCTCACGGAGCAGAGACAGGCCGTTTCTCTTCTTCGGAACCCAACCTCCAGAACATCCCCTCGTCTGGAGAATACGGCAAGTTGGTCCGCAACCTGTTTGTAGCACCCCCTGGCTACAAACTGGTTGTGGCCGATTACTCGCAGATTGAGCCAAGAATTATTGCTGCGTTCTCTGAGGACCCTGTGCTTTGTGAGAACTACCGAACTGGTGGCGACGTGTACACCACGATTGGTGACACTATGGGTGTAGACCGCAAGGCAGGTAAGGTTCTTGTGCTAGCCATCTCGTATGGTGTTGGGCCTGACAAGATTGCGTCATCTATTGGCTGTACTTTGGCAGAGGCAAAGGATTTGTTGAGCCGTTTCGAACAGAAGTTTTCTTCAATTGAGAAGTATAAGGCGAAGGTAATTCGTCAGGCAAAACAGGTTACTCCCATTCCTTTTGTCGAAACAATGTTTGGCCGTCGTCGCTACATTCCAGAGTTGAATTCTAAGGACTTCACGATGCTAGGTAGGGCCGAGCGCCAGGCTTTCAACACCATGATTCAGGGCTCTGCAGCAGACTTGATGAAGTTGGCTTTGGTCCGTGCTCACTCTTGCTTTACTGACGAGCCAGATGTTAATCTTATTCTTACAGTTCACGACGAACTTGTAACTATTGCACCGGAAGATAAGGCGGAAGAAGTGGCGGAGGCGATTCGTAATTCTATGGAGGGCATCAATCTTCAGCAGATTACTGTGCCGTTGATTGCCGATGTCAAGATTGTCGATAAGTGGGGCGAGGCTAAGTAATGTTTAAGAAAAAGAAAAAGCAGAAACTTACTTTGGCGGACGTGTCTGCCAGAATCCGTGGGTTCATGCTTGACTCTCAGATAAACAATGCCCATGAACTTAGCGTGCTACTTGGTTGCAGCGTTATTAGCGACGAAGTGCAGTACAAGGAAGAAAAAGAAAGCGACAAGCGGGTAGAGAAGATTGCTTATCTTATTCCGTTGCTTTATTCACACTCGCACTTGATTGCAGAAAGTTCTGTTGAGTTTCAGAGACAGAACGTAGCAGATGAACTAAAAGGACTTCCAGATGAAATCTGGTTGGAGAGCAAGAACTTGATGGAGCAGATTTCTATTTCTGCATTGATGGGCTCTATCTCTCAGCTAATCGATATGGGTTTACTAGAAATACCTAAGGAGCACAAGTAATGAACAACGCAGACTGGTGGGCAAATAAGCTCGCCCAGCAGAATGGTCAGCCTCAGGTAGGCCGTCCAGTCAACGACATCCCCATGCCACCATCGCAGCAGCCATTGGCTCCGATGCCCACGTTTCAACCCGCTCAACCACAGGCCCGGCAGATTCCGTCCGCTTCGCAGACTTCTACGTGTCCTGACTGCGGGTCGGGCAATTACATGTCTCCTGACCAGAGAACGATTGCGCTTCGGTGCTACGACTGTGGCTACCCCATCTCTCAGTCAGGCTCCCGGTTTGGTGGATTGGCTGGTGCTCACGTGGAGGGTGCTGCGAAAGCAGCGATGGGCAATGATTCGACAAGCAACTGGAACCCGCAAGGAATTATCGGAAGAGTTAACTAATGGCAGGGAAACCCTTTAGCCCAGAGTTGTACGGTAATGACGACGACGCTAAAGACCTTTTTATTGCGTTTCTAGAAAACAACGACTGGGAAGCCTGGGTAAATCCAGACCAGTACGGGATAGACGTGCTAGCTATAGATTACTTTGGAGATGAATTCCAGTTTGAAGTTGAGGTCAAGCATAACTGGCGTGGCCCCAAGTTTCAGTACGACACGTTGCACTACTCGGACCGCAAACGTAAATTCTTAAGCGAACCTAACAACACCTTTTTTGTGACGTTTAACCACGACCGTACCCACGCCCTTCTAGTATCGGGCTTGCTCTTATCGGCGTCACCAACTATTATTAAAGATACGATTTACACAAGAAACGAAAAGTTCATAGAAGTACCAGCCGCAGAATGCACATTAGTAAACATAGGAGAACCTCTTGACAAACAGTGGTAGCAATTGGACAGACGAACAATGGATGGAAGATGTCATCCGCCATTACCAGGACGGTTATCGTTTTGGTAATGCAGACGGGCTGCTAAAAGCCGCTCATGTTATTGAAGATTTTGTGCACAGGCTTATTCTTCAGGGACGAGCTGAGGCTAATCTAGACGAGCTGCTTCTTCTATCCGAGACACTCACCATTACTAAGGAAGACGACACAGATGATTAATGCAGAAGCAAAAAAGATTATGGCCGCTATCAATAAGCGGTTTGGAGAAAACGTCGTAGTAGTAGGGGAGAACATTCGTGGGGACCTTATCAGACGCATCACTACTGGTTCTACTACATTTGATTACTGTCTAGGCGGAGGATTCCCAGCAAATCAGTGGAACGAACTTATCGGTGAACCATCGCACGGAAAGACTGCAATTGCTCTCAAGACTATCGCTGCTAATCAGAAAATAAACCCAGAGCACACCACCGTATGGGTTGCTGCCGAACAGTGGGTTCCTGAGTACGCAGACATGTGTGGCGTGGACACCAGCCGAGTTATTGTTGTAGAAACCAACATTATGGAAGAGGCTTACGATGCAGTTATTGCTTTTGCGGAGTCCAAGGCTGTTGACGCCATCGTTATCGACTCCCTCCCTGCTCTAAGTCCAGCTCCTGAGATGGAGAAGAACATGGACGAAATGACAGTCGGGCGTGGTGCACTCCTGACCAACAAGTTTTTCCGAGTAGTGGGCGCTGCCATGAAACGTTCATTGGTGGAGGACGAACGCCCAATACTCGGATTAATCATTAACCAGTACCGCATGAAGATTGGTGTGATGCACGGAGACCCACGCACTACCCCAGGCGGAGAAGGCAAGAACTATGCGTTCTTTACTCGCTCAGAGGTACGTCGTGACGAGTGGATTGAGGTTGGCTCAGGAAACAACAAGGTCCGTGTAGGCCAGCGAATCAAGATTAGGACTATCAAGAACAAGACCGCCCCACCACAGCGTGTAGCGTACATCGACTTCTACTTCTCCCCGCACAGCATTTACGCTGCCGGTGACTTTGACACTGCTAAAGAAACCGCTTCTTTGGCTATTATCAAGGGTATTGTGGACCGCAAGGGTGGCTGGTACTATTACGGAGAACGCAAGTGGCAGGGCTCCGAAGGTCTTGTCAACTCTATCCGTGAAGAAGTAGACTTGCTCGAAGAACTCAAGGATAAAATCTTGAGCACCCCAGATAGTTTTGTAGGAGGAACCGATGAGTAAAACTAAAGAAGAGTACATGGCGCAGATTGAAGAAGATTATGCTGCGTATGTTGAGGCGCAGAACCAGGCTTTTCGTAGAGAAGGAGCCGAAGAGCTTCGTATCGGAATCCTGCGCAGTCTCGAATCGGCTAAAGAGTTTGCCAGCACAGAGATGCTCCTTGCTTTTGACAAAGCAATTGCTTACGTAAAGCAGGCAACCATCTAATGAAGTCCGAAGGTCAGAGGCAGTCTCAGAAGCATGAAAAGCGTATTGCTAAAGCCATTGGTGGAAGCACTACCGCAGCTTCTGGGGCCTTCTGGTCTCGCAAAGGCGACGTCCGCAACAACGAACTGCTAGTTGAACACAAGTGGACGGGCAAGAAGTCTAAAACTATTCAGTCTGCAGAGCTGAAAAAAATAACCAATGAGGCCATTATGGATGGTCGCACACCGATATTCGGAATCCATCTAGACGGAGAAGACTATGTGATTCTTCTGGAAACCGACCTATTTGAAATGTGGAATAAGTTAAATGAGTCTTCAGAACCTACTTCCTAGTGACGGTGACCTTGAGTGGTATACTGACGCTGCCTGTTGGAGCGTTGACGAAGATGGAAACTTCCTTGTTGATGTAAACATTTTCTTCCCACCAAGAGACAAGAACCTTTACAAGAAGATTGCTGATGAAGCAAAGACCTATTGCTTTGGACCAAATAAGAGTAGTGTTTGTCCAGTACGTGCAGAGTGTCTTTGGACTGCTGTAAACCAAGACATAAAGAACGGAATCTGGGGCGGCCTAAGCCACAGGGAACGTAATGCTCTTGTGCGTAAGTGGCGTAAGAACTATAAAGAGACCATGACGTTGAAGGAATACATCTTTCAGCTAGATAAAAAGGAGAACAAATGACCGTACCAAAGACTGAGCTAAGAAAGTTCCTAGACGCCAAGGCTAAGCCTGCTCGTCTGTTGGGTGACATTGAGCGCCACCTACTCCAGCGACCAGTGGGCGACCGTAGCACTACGGTACTGCACCCATCTGAAATCATCAAGAAAGACTTCTGTAAGCGTGGCTCGTACTTCCTACTGAAGGGCCACACCAAGATTGCAGAAAAGCCACCGCTACGTCTACAGAACATCTTTGACACTGGTCACGCCATCCACGCTAAGTGGCAGCGTTACTTCCAGGAGATGGGCGTTCTATACGGCCGCTTTACTTGTGTGGCCTGTGACTTTTCTTTGTTTGGCTTAGGTCCAGTAACTTGTCCAAGTTGCAGCAGAAACACAATGGAGTATCGTGAGGTTACCCTGCACGACGACGCCTTGCGTATTAAGGGCCACACCGATGGTTGGGTAAAGGGCATCGGTAACGACTGCCTAATTGAGATTAAGTCAATTGGTCCAGGCACTATCCGTGCAGAAGCACCTAACCTGATGATGGACGCAGACGGCGACTTCATGAAGGCTTGGGGCAACGTTCGCCGCCCATTCCCTAGCCACATCCTTCAGGGACAGATGTACCTAGAGCTGATGGACCGCATGGGTGTACGGGACGACAATGACGAACCTATCAACGAGATTGTGTTCCTATACGAGTTGAAGGCTGACCAGTCCTACAAAGAGTTCTCAATTAAGAGAGACTTTGAGTTGGTTCGCCACATTTTCGACAAGGCTAAGTTTGTAGTGGACGCAGTTGAGGCAGGGATTGCCCCAGAGTGCAACAACAACCCGGGCAGCACTTGCAAGGACTGTGCGCCGTATAAGGAGGACTAATGGGAGCTTTAGAAAAATTTGCTGGTTGGGGTATCCACTTCAACAAACCAAGCGATGAACAGGTTACCCTTCCAGCAGACATTACCGCTATTGCATCTGAGGAGTTAGGCGAGTTGTTTACACGTCTGACTGCCTGGACGGATTACATCAACTCTCAGTTGGTTATGGCACAGTTAGAGGAACGAGCAATTCTCAAGAAGAAAGACTTTGCCGAGAACACCATGCTAATTAAGCGAATGGGCGCTGGTGTAAAGGGCGAACGTGTAACTACGGTCAAGGCAGAGATTGCTGTTCACCAGGACATCGTGGACCTTGACAGAGATTACGAAGAAAAGTACGCTTATCGTAAGTTGGTGGAGATGCTACTAACAAACCATGAGCGTGACCTATCTCTCGTTAGTCGTGAGATTACTCGTCGCTCAAACGACTCCAAAGCGTTACGGAAGGAATATCTTTAGTGAGTAAATTTGATTACGCCCTAGGTTGGAAAGAAGGGTTCGAGGAAGGCGAAAAGAAGGCAGCAGAACAGATTGCCGATGTTCTTGAGCGCAGACTTCCGGAACTGTTTTACAAGTGGTCCAGCGACGTAGGCGCAGAAATCGTAGACATTATCAGAATAAAGAGCGGAGAATAACATGGGAAGAATGAAGGATTTGTATACAGAGATGCACGAGGCTGCAGAAGAGCAGGGAGGACTTCCTGAAGAACTTGTGGACATGCTACGAGCCCACTATGGTGGGGACGCCCGTCCTCTTGGAGACATTGCTAGCCTAAAGCCCGAGCTTGTAGGTCTAATCCAGCGTGGTGCTGATGACGCTTTTAACGAAGCGGTTCAGCAGAAGTTCCAGCACGCCAAGAGCGTGTTGCTACAGAAGCAGAAGGACTACGGACCACTAAACATTTCACAGGCTCCAGGCGGGCCTATCAACGGTTTGAGAGTACGTATGCACGATAAGTTGGCTAGGATTAATCACCTCGTTGACTCGGGTGCAACCCCAGAGAACGAGAGCCTGCGAGACTCATTCCTAGACCTAGCCAACTACTCAATCATTGCTATGATGGTTCTGGATGGCGACTGGCCTAGTGAGTAAGTCTGTAGGCTTCCAGCCCCACTTTGACCACGACATGGCTCGTGGCGAAGTTGGGGAGTCTTTGCTTGACTTGCTGTTTGAAGACAGCCAGGACCCCAACGTTACGATTGAGGTCAAGACAGACTACCGAGCCAACGAGACCGGTAACTTCTATGTTGAGACTGAGAAGTATCGCAAGCCAGACGCCAGCGATGCTGTTCCATCAGGTGTTTACGGTACGCAGTCCAAGTGGTGGGCGCAAGCATCCCCCGACGGCACCGCCGTACTATTCATAAAGACCGAGGCTCTGCGTAACTACATCGAGCTAGTTGACCCTCCTAAGAGCGCCCAGCCGATTGCTAACCACAATTCTGCAGCAAGCAAAGGCGTCTTGATTTCTATCAAAGGCCTGATGAAGTATCTTAAACTAGGTAAGATTAGTGAGTAACTGGCTCAAAGCTGCCTGGTGTTTTCTGCGGAGACACAGGCTAACAGCTGGCGGTACCTGCCCCGTAACCGGGGCGGTACTGCTTACTTGCAACAAGTGTGGTTTAGATAACATGCCGAAACACAAAGGAAGTAGTTTTAATTGACTAACGCAGATTACATAGACGGTGCCTGGGAAGAACGTGACCGTATTCTACAGTGGATTGAAGAAAACCGTTCTGCCATAGAGTTGGAGCCTGGTGAGTACATCTACCGTGACCACTTTAACTCCGAGTCGTTGATTGCATTTATTAAAGGAGAGAACAAATGAGATTTATTCGTTGGTGGAAAAAACTTTGGCGACCTATGACCTACGCCGAAATGACTATGAGGATTGGTACTGTAAGCCACAATCAGCAGGTCACTCAAGACGAATACATTGGTTCAGACAGTAGCACAGAACGTTCTATTGACCGTACCAAGGGAGAGAACAAGTGAACGCACCTGAATTTGGCGAGAAAATAATCACTTGTGATGAACACGGTGTTGACAACGAACTAACCAGTTGCTGGATTTGCTTTGAGGAGGGCATCCGTTCAGGAGAGCGTCACCGTATTATTCATTTGCTAAAAAACCCTAAATGTAAACCTAATGACCACGATTACAACGGTGGCTGTAACTGCGATGTCATTGAGGTTATCAAGGCAGACCGACCATATAAGGGCTGGGGTAACGAATGTACCGCCTGTAAAGGAGAGAACAATGGCTGAGAAATACATGTGCACAGGTTGTTACCGCACCGAAGGAAACGACAACGGAGCAGATTACTGCGACGAGTGTGCCTCATACAAGTATTTTGCTTGGGTAGAAGACGACGAAGACACTTACTATGAGTAAAGAAAAGGTGTTTGGGGGCAACCTCAAGCCAGGACCAGTGGCGATAGGCATAGACCAGTCGCTCACTGGTTTTGCGATAACTATCTTAAACGTAGACGCTCCTGACCAATTCAACACCTGGGTATACAAGTCTGACTATCGAGGCGTCCAGCGATTGGACGACATCAGCAAATGGTTAACAGCCAAGCTGAGAACCGTAGAAGATGAGTACATCCAAGACGTGGCTATGGAAGGCACGGTCCTGGCCAGCCAATCTGCGCTAGTGCTAGGCGAACTAGCCGCTACCGTCAAACTTACCCTGTGGTTGTACTTCAGGGATTACGACCACCAAGACCACCTCAGAACCCCACTCCAAATCCCTCCAATGACCCTGAAGAAGTACGCTGCAGGCAAGGGCACCGCTAAAAAGCAGGAGATGCTGATGCAGATTTACAAGCGTTGGGGCATCGAATTTAATGACGATAACGCAGCAGACTCCTACGCACTAGCCAGGCTGGCTTCCGGTGCTGCCCTGGGGGCCATAGAGACCTCAATAGTTGAGCAAATAAAAGACCCCAAATACCGAGATTCTGTGGATTAATCCCTGTATTCTAATTGGTGAGGATGGCACACGAATTCGACAACCAAAGGAATACAACTCGTGAGCGAAGAACAAATCGTCCTACCTAACACCGAAGAACCATTTCTTCGTGTTTCGGCTGGGTCAAACCCACAATCCGTAGCATCAGCAATTGCACACGCAATCTACGACAAGCGTGAGGTAAAACTCCGTGCCGTAGGCGCAGGCGCAGTAAACCAAGCAGTGAAGGCAGCGGCCATCGCACGAGGCTATGTAGCCCCTCGTGGCCTAGACCTCACCATGAAGCCTGGCTTTACTACAATTGAAAGCCGTGATGGCGACATCAGCGCAATTGTGTTTGTCATTTCTGTAAGTTAAAAAAGCTTTATCCTTATAGAGACTAAAGGAGTCATTATGGCAACTCAGTACAGCGTTGGACACGGTATGCGCCGTCGTTCAGGCATTCCCTCAAACCCACTAGAAGCGGCAGGTAAATCAATGGCACGTACCCACATGACCTCAGACGAGGCTCACGCAGCAGCAGGCGCAGCAGGCAGCATGCGTGTACCAATTGGTGCAGCAACCATGAACTCAGTAGATGAGTTGGCCCCAGGTCAGATGCAGGGAACTCTTGTTCCTAAGAAGAGCACCCAGGCAGCTGACCCTACCAATCCTGGTAGCAAGCAAAACCGTCAGAACATTGAAAAGGTAGGCGCAACTTACCGTGTTCAGCCTAAGTCAACTTTCGTACAGCTAGACCCAGCAGCTGGTCCGACCATGGCTAATGCTCGCATCATCCCTTCAGTTCAGGGTCGTGAAAACCCGAACTTTGAATCGGGTATGCAGGCTTCTTACCTCTAAGGAGGAGTTATGGAAGTTACAACAAAGTACGGTAGTCCAGCACCGCACGACGCTAGTAACTACAAGGTAAACCAAAACAACTCAGTGCAGTTTGCTAAAGCTGGTGTCTACACCAAGGACACCAACCAGTCTGGAAATTTTGTAATTACTACAGACCAAATTGCTAAACCTGGCCTACCAACGCCCTATAGCAAAAACACTATGAACAGCGTTTACGGTTCGGGTGCTCAGTATGCGGTAAATAGATAATGGCTGGTGGAGTAAATAACTTTAGCCCCCAGCAGAACTGGCAGTCTATTGGTGGTAATGGTTTAAGTGGCTACAATAACCAAGGTGGCCAGGGTATTCCTGTTGCTCGTGGTGAACTTGACGCTATCCGCATTGGTACAGGTCGTGTCCCACAAGCAGAATACCCGGATGGTTACCTTGGTACCATTCGTTCTCGTCGTGATGACCGCCTACTTGACTCAATCAAGAGCCGTGTTGGCCAGAAAGCATACCAGCGTGGTGTCCACAAGGGTGAGCGCATTGAGCCATCAGCGTATTACTGGAGCCCAGAGTTCAACCCTGACATGGGCATCAAGCGCCAAATGAGAGCTAAGTTGACCAACGTCAACGGCGTTAACATTTACATGGTTCCTAAGGCAGGTCAAGACCTGCGCCTCATTCCGGCTCCTCACCTTGTTAACGACGGTAAGTCGAACATGCGGTCAGACCAAGACATGGCGTTGGATGTTAAGCGTGCTAACCAGTTGGCTTATTTGAAGCCTGTTTGGAGATAAAGTGGCTGGTGAATTTGACGGCAACTATGACAGAACTAAACCGTGGCGTAACAACCTCACGGACATGCAAGGCCGCCCTAAGTCTAGTTACAACGGTCCCTGGTCGTCTAACGAAGAGCGCCTAACTCAGCAGGCACTGATGGTTGCCACTATGCGTGGAAGTTTGCTGCAAGAAGCAGTTCGTCCTAATTTGCCACAGATTCAGCTTTTTCCACCACGTTTTGGATTTGGAGACCGTCCTCAGATTGGTATTGATGACGTCGTTTCAATTGACCGAGTTTACGTAGAACCACGAGTTTCGTGGTTTTCTGGCGGTCCTGGAGGGTATTCTGGTAGTACAAGAAATGGTTTGGAAGGTATTTAATGGCTAGCAAAAATGCTGCTTTTTGGGCGACACAACGTGCCGCTGAGATTAAGGCACAGCAAGAAGAGGCAAACCGTAAGGCAGCGGAAGATGCCGCCCCTTCAGTAGGCGGCGCATCAGGCAGTGGTGTGTCTATACCTGAGCAGTGGGTAGACGAACATGGAATCATTGACCCTGTCCGTGTTACTACTGATGTTAACCCACAAGGACCTAGGCCACCAAAGCCTGTTAAACAGCAAACCACGTCTGTTGATGCTCCTCACGGTACGTCACGCCTAGGTGTCCCTTACACTGCTGCTCAAAAGTTTCGTTTGGATGGTGCTAGAAGCACTCGTGAAAAAAACAAAATAATTAACGAAATCGAAGTCATTCACCGAGGAGAAATTAGCCGAGGCGAACACCCTGCCCTAAGCGCAGGTCCTTCTCTTGACCCAATCAACATTAGTCCTGAAGATATTCAGGCGAAAGTTGCAGCTAACAAAGCAGCTCGTGCAAACGACGCTAAAGTCGAGGACCTGCTGCAAGAGCGTATGGCTAAACTTGGACCGGAAGGCCCTTTTGGACCTAACGCAATTGCAGAGGCAAAAGCTACCCACGACACTGGCGACTATAAGTGGGGCGCTAGCGAACTACTTGGAATTGCTAAGGCTGCTCACCGTAAACTTCGTGATTTTATTGCTGACCCACGGCCAGCAGCGGCAGAGCACGCAGGTGACCTTAGGGACCTAGCGGAGCAAGTTCGAGCACTCTCGCCAAACCACCCTGCAATCGCTGAATTGCACAACAAAGCCAACGCTTTGGAAGACCATGCGGCTAAATTTTCTACAGACGTGTTCTATAAGCAAGGTGGAATCAACGACAGCCTAGTTACTGCAGGTTCAAAGCTTCGCCAAATTGAACTGCTGACTAACCAGTCAGAGAAACAGCTAGTCAGACGTGACGGCACCCCAGACCCTATTCGAGTCTCAGTGGGAGAGCCTACTCAACAGGTTCACATGGGACTAGCTGAAGTGTTTAAAACGTTAGGTAGATTGCACGCCAACATCTCTAACACAGGTATCTCAAAAGCTAACCAAGCATCTGGTTTAGGATGGGTAGGGGGAGTTCGTTTGCCTGTATCACGTTTAGACCTAGAGGTTGCTAACCAGAGAGTGAAGGAACTGGCTGCCGAAGGAGAGTCCAGCACCGGAGAGTCTCCTAAGTACCGCCCTGGAGTAAAAATTAACTGGAAGTTATCTCCACTTTCTCGTCCTATGACTGGTGCTGCCCCTAAACCCATAGCTACTATGCTTGGTCCAAAAAAGAGCGGAATGATTCGATACGTTGGTGCCGCTCCTACTACGCACGTAATTAATCCCGAAGAACTACCCGCATCTCAGCGTGCATTCCAAGATACTTCCGGTAGAGTGATTCACACTGTAACTCAAAAGAAATATCGAGAAGGAGACATTGGGCCTGACGGCCAAAAGGTAACTCCACACCCGACACACTACTGGGAAAAAGAGTTTGACAATCCAAGCATCGCAACCTTCGGCAAAGAAACTATGCCGTTTGAAGGTTCGGGGAAGTAATCCAAAATGACAGCGCCAAAAATGTCTATTGAACGTAAGCTTATAGGGCACGCTTACTCTACGGAGCGACGTGGTCCAACAGACGATTATTGGACTCCTGGTGGTTCTGGTTTTTCAATTTTACCTGTACCGTCACACCCTGACCACAAAAAACTTCTAGAAAGTCAGTTTGAAATTCTAGGAGCATTACGACACCACACTGCCGCTGACCCTTCGGAAAGAGCTTCCCAAACAGCAGAAATGTTACGCAGCGCAAAGCCTGCGCAACGACCAGCCATTCTTGCCTCGTCAGCACTTAGTGACGCTCTTTTTGTTCCAGGTACACAGCACCGTTTAGTTCGTCACCCAGTGTACGAGGAGTCTGCTACCATTCCTGGATTTGATTCAAGTGTTACCCGTACCACTATTGACCGTTCAGTCAGCCCTGAGGTTGTGGCAGAACCTAAAGGCGGAATTCCTGCTGGGTATAAAAGCTCGATGTTTGCTGCGAAGCCTGCCCGGGCAGCGACTACTTCGGAAGAGCCTAGACCTGTGCATGGAAATAGAGGAAACCCTCGTGGTACTTTAGGTAAGACTACTGGGGGAGTTCGAGGACGAACTGGTTCTAACACTGCTTTCGCTGCTGAACAGGCTAAGAAAAAGACTGCAGCTAAAAAGCCTTCTACTAATAACGTGCTTGATTTGGGTGACCGAACTAAGCCCCCAACAAAATCTACCCAATCTAATAGCAAGAATAAGAACTAAGGAGTTTACTGATGGCTAAACGAGGCAGACAAGTACATAAAGACGTTGCCGCTATTCGTGATGCTGCTAACCGTGGACAAGAGCTTACTGATAGCCGTGGTCGTAACGTAGTTGAAGAAGCAGGGGCCACCTCATCTACCGAGGCGGGTTCAGCTCCGGCGTTTACTACTGAAACGACCCCTACTACTGGAACTGCCCGTCCTCGTGGTGGAAATCGTCGTGCTACTGTGTCCGGTTTCACACAGGGAGTTGAGGCGCACGTAAAAGCCGCTAACCTTATGGATTTTGCGTCTAGATTGCGCTCTACGGCTGCAGAAAAGCTCCCTGGAGAAGAGGGATTTGGAGAAGAAGAAGGCCCTGTCAAGGCTGCTGATTGGTACTCTACTCCGGAAGAACGTGAACGCCGTGACCGTGACGCACGAGAAGCCGCCGAGGCTCCTTTGACAAAGAGCACAACCACCCCACTAGTCATTGACGTAAATAAGGCTCGAGAAGACCGACGTCAACGACAAGCAGACGATGCAGAGCGTGAAGCTACCGCAGGTTCAGGAAAAGCGTCTACTGAAGAAGTAGGTAGCCTGTTTATGCCATCTGCTAAAGAAGTCGCCAAGCCTAAAATGGGCGAATTGGAAACAGAAGGTTGGTATAGCGAGAAGGACCTCGAAAATGTTAACGAGCCTTCTGCAACACTGAAGCGTCTAGGCCAGACTATTGCAGGTCACGTCATGAACTCCGCAGAACTTATTGCCCACAACCTTCCTGGAGCTTACAAAGAAGAGTACGGCCTTGCAGCAAAGACCGTTTCTCAATTGCAGCACCACTTGGGGCAAATGAGCTTCCTAGGGAACTACGGTGGAGAAAAGCCTGATGACACATTGACTTGGCGAGATGCTACCCAGAAAACTGCAGGTCACGGCTCTGGAACTCCTCCAGGTCTGCAGTTGGCTGACCAAATTTCTAATAAGGACTCCTCAATACTTTCTGAAAAGGATAACTTCAATCCTTCAGATGTGATGGGTCACGCCCACATGGCTGCAAAACTCATCTCTACTTTATCTTCGTGGCTAGAGCAGCAACACAAGGGTGAGCGTTCGCCCCACCCTGAGGCGATGCAGACCAACCCACCTGGACCAGAGGTTCGCAGAACTTTTCCTGGTGAACCCGGTGACCCTTGGGTAACCCCTAACTTGGGTAAGGGGTTTGTAAACGCAACCCCTAAAGAATTGACGTATGGTAGCAAGGCGACCACGTACGGCGAGGCAGCACACCAAGCTGTTTTCCGTATGGGCCTACTGCGTAACGACCCTACCTATGTTCGACGTGCGTTGGGTAGTTCTACGGAGGATACCGAATCTGAAGGTTCTGTATCAAACTTAGGAAGTGTACCTTGGTCTGGTGTTACTTTCAAACAACAGTACCGCTCAATCCCTACCCCTATGCCTAGTAGAGGGTTTGCTGGAACAGGTCTGGGCCAAGGCATAACGATTCAGACCCCCGCTCGTCAGCGTATAGAGCAAGAGGCACGCCAACACTTTGATGACAACAACCCTACGGAAGAACGACCACGACCACCGCTGGGAACTAATTACGATAAAGATAAGTTTGCCAAAAAGGATGCTGAATGGCAAGCTAAGGATGATGAACGCAACGCCAAACTAGACCAGGCGGGCGTCCATAAAGACCCTGTAGGTTATTTGGCTAGGGCAGGATACCGCCCAGGAGAATACAACGCTGCTCGTGGTAGAATAGTTTCAAGAACTTACGAGGCTGCTCGTGCCGAGGCAGATAGGCGAGCTGCTGCAGCCGCACTCATCCCCCAGAAGATTAGCGATGCACCTGCTGCTGATGTTAATTACGACCCAACAGCAATGACCCGCCGCCCACGTCAAGCAAGGCTTGGTAGCCCAAACAGCACTAAGGCAGAGTGGATAGACCTTCCTGACCCAGTACCATTTACTAAAGAAGAAGTTACTGCAAGAAAAGCGCTGGTTGAAAAGTTTGCTGCTGAACGTGTTCAAAAAGAAGAAGCGCTAGCAGCAGGTCGTAGAGAAGCACGCAACCACTACATCACCAATAATCCAGCGCCACAGTTGGACTCAAAGTGGACTGATGTTCCAGCAGGAAAAGCAACAATCATTCCTGATGATGTTCTGTTGGCACACCAAGACAAGTTGGAACGATGGAACAAAAGAGTTTCTAAAGTTACTGCTGACCCAGACACCTACTGGTCCGAAGTTGCTGATGGTAAGCACCAGCCAAAGCCAAAAGCGGAGAAGCCTAAAGCTGAACCTAAGCCTCCTGCAATGACTGCTGCTGAAAAGCGTTTGTTAGCATTCAAATCTCAAATTGGTCAGTAAGGTAGGTAACCATGAATGATGGAGATGGCGCACTCACGCTCGAATTACAGGCGTTCAAAGTTGCTCAGAATGCTACAATGTACAAGGGGTCAGCACCTTGCCCCATGTGCGGAATAGTGATGAACCCAACTGAGTACATGTACAGCCGCCTTGGAGTTTGTCCACCGTGCGCTGAAACTAAAAGAACCAACCGAATTAAAAGAAAGATGGCATAATGGCAGTAAACACTAGTCGTTCAATGAACGAGAGCCTTCACGAAGGTTCTACCGACGGTAAGTACCGCAAAGTCCGCCCAGACACTGAAGTACTGGATGTCGATGGTAATGAAAAAACTACCAGCAACCGTCAGTCGCTAAACCCATTCTGGGGTTACGGTTTTGTCAACAGCGAGTTCCCACAAGAGTCACAGGTCAACCCAGGCAAGTAATTTTCAAGCCCTTGCGCAGGGCCAACCAATACCGTAAACTAATTCGTATCACTGATAAGGAGAACAATATGAGTACAGAAGCACCGCACCTAGGAATTATGATGTGGACCCGTGGTCCTAACGAGGAAAACCCTCGCCCAATGACCGGGTCAAAAGCGCATGAGAAAGCTCATTTAGACTGGTTAGCAAAACGTGAGCAGGACCTGCTGACTCCCGAGGGTCAGAAGTGGCTAGACAAACACGGTAGAATTTAATGAGTGGGCTAGTCTCGCCAGATGGTAAGCCGTTGATTGGTTCTAAACCAATCGATGGCCCCATTATTCGTTTGTTACGTTGCATGGTTTGTGAGACGTGGGAAGAGCTCCCTGATTACGAAGGTCGTTCAGACCAGGATTACCTGTTGGAGATTGCCCTAGAGAAACACAAGTTTCCGTCAGGTGACCCACACGTAGGTAAGTTATTTAAAGTTCCAGTTAAAGTCTGGTCAAATCCCGAAGAACGCAAAGCAGTCCTTGACCAGTTGGGTAAGGGTGCGTCACGAGGTCTGGACGAAATTGACCCAGACAAAAACTTTTACGAGACCAAGATGCAGTTTGCGGATGACGCCATGGCATGTTGGATTAAACACAACCAGCCAACAAATGACTGCGACGATTACCAGTCGCCATCAAAGAGACTGCTACCAGACACCGCCAAAGAGCGTGGAGAACTAGGGTTGCCTTTGCCGCAGCACCTAGACGGACCAAAGATTTACACCTGCCACTTCTGCCCATACCACGGCAAGGTTGTGGAGCGTAAACGCAAGATAATGGGAATGTATTAATGGAAACTTATTTTTTGATTACCGTAAACAAAGACGGAACCCTAACCTCATACGCCGAGTTGCCTGAGGAGTTGCCTGTGGCTGACCGAGTAGCCACCAATTACGACGTATACCAGGCTGCCAAACAGATTGCTGACGAATTTGAGATGGGATTACTGGCGGACCGTGTGGCCAGCAAGGTGATTGCAACCCTGATGCCACCGGTAACTACGCCAGCAGATGCCATAAAGGACAAGCTAAAAGAGCGTGGGATTAACCCAGAAAGCACGCCAGTAGACGAATAGAATAGTCCTATGACTATTCCTACGTCCTACTTCAGCGCCCCAGCGCAAGAGCTAGACCCCAAGTTGTTTGAGGGTCGCCACATGCGGTCGTGGGCACGTACGGGCGTATTGACTGTGCTAAAAGATTTCCTGGCACTAAAGTACCGTCATTCAGATTTATGGGCCCACGCATGGATAGCAGGTAGCGCTGTTTCGTACCAATGGCAAGCGGCACGTGAACCACGTGATTTAGATTGTTTAGTTGGTGTCAATTTTGTTCAGTTCCGTAAGGCCAACCCAGAGTTTGCAGGGTTGCTAGACAAAGAGATTGCTGAACAAATGAACGAAGAGTTCCACACCGAGTTGCAAGGGCAAACAGAAAACTGGAACGGGTATGAGTTGACGTTTTACGTTAACCCACAGGCCACAGACATCCGCACGATTAACCCATACGCAGCGTACGATTTGAAGTACGACGAATGGACCGTTACGCCCGACCCACAGGCCCAACCACCAAAGAACGCCGAGTGGGACCAGATTGTCGAAAACGACCGTCAGCAAGCCTCACAGGCCCGCACAAGGATAACTCAGGCGGTGCAGGACATCCAGACCGCACACAACGAGCCGCTAAAACGAAACGCAGAGGTTCGGTTAAACGCTGCAGCACAGCAGGCTAACGCATTGTACAGCCAAATTCACGAAAACCGTTCAATGGCATTTTCACCAACAGGTTCAGGGTATGGGGATTTCCACAACTACCGATGGCAGGCGGGCAAACGTGCAGGCACAATCCAAGATTTGAGGTCATTACGCAAGTACCTCACCAGCAACGCACAAGAATTGTATGGCGTTGAGTTGCCGTCAACCAGCACACTAATTAGACGGGCGGCGTTGTACCGCAACCAATAGGATAAAACCATGCAAATATTAGTA